CCTTTCCATGGGGCGGCCAGAAGTATTCTATGCGGAGGTCCTCAACGATGAAAACGCATCCGTCAACAACCTTGTTGATCTGTCCAAACTGCCTCCATATGACATTCCTGAGGATGAAATTCATCAGGGCAATTTTATTGTCATTGATCCTGCAACTGATAAGGCCAATGCAGACGCAGTATCTATTATGTATTTCGAGGTACACGATGCAGTACCTGTCTGCAAAAAACTGATTGAAGGTCGACTGTCCCCTGGTGATACTATTGTAGAATCCCTCAAAATAGCACTGTCGAAAAACTGCAGGGTGATTGCAATTGAATCCAATGCATACCAATACACCCTCAATTACTGGTTCAATTACATTTGCGCCCAGCGAGGGATTATCGGTATTGAAGCCGTTGAAGTGTATTCTGGTGCATACTCGAAAAACTCCAGAATTCTCACCATGTTCAAGCAGCTTCTCGCTGGAGAGATTCGAGTGCATCCGGGATGTACCGGGCCAGTCAATTTGCAAATCACAGCATTTAACCCACTCAAGCGAGACAACACTGACGGCCTGTTAGATTGTCTCACATACGCGCCCAAAGTAATTGAACTGTATGGTCACCTTCTCAACGCATACACTGTGATTGAGGAACAGACAGTTGGAAACAGGCGAGTGTGGGACGAACTTGAAAACGCAGCATTTTAAGGAACATCATGGGTCCCATTGAAGGTTCACAGTTTACTTTCGGCCAGCTCAACACGCTGCTGGACAATGAAAAGTTCGTCAAGGAAATTACCAGTATTCTGAGTATGGACGACCTTTCTGGGTTTACGGCAAAAGGCCGCGATCCCATGAACATTGCCACTTCGCAATCCAGGTTGCGTTCAACTACTGGTAACTATCTTGGCGCAGCGGAGAATCGCACTCCTGCGAGTCTCAGCAAAGAAGTCATGATGCGCAGAAATGAGAATGCAATTCTCCGTGCTGCGATGGAATTGGCGCGTCCAGTCGAAACACCTCCGCCTCCCACAGTAGCACCTCCATCTCGAACAGTTCTTCCTGCTCTCGCCCGTGGATTGAATCCCATTCTTGCATTTCTTGAACTTCTTACTCACTCAACTTCTCTGAACACTGGCGAAAAAGAGTGGCTGAGAAAGCGTGATGCTGAGGAGATGGAAGTACGCAATCGGCAACGCCTGGCGGAAGAATTGAAGGCGCTGCAACAGAATGCCAATCCGATCATCAAACAAGTTCCTACACCTCCTGGCGGCGACAGGTCAACAATTCGTCAGGTTCCTCAGCAGCCGCAAAAACCTATTATAACTCTGTAAGGAGTTGATATGCCTGTCAATCTTGCGGGTACTGGAGACCAAATTCTTCAAGCAGTCAAGCGTACTCCTGGCAACATTGCTGGAGGTCCGGTTGACATTGTTAACCTGCTTGCTGGATTGATGGCAGGAAAAGGTGTGGAAGGCCTGAGCAAGGAACCAGTTGGCGGATCCGATTGGATCAATCGTCAGTTTGGAATGAAAAGCAAAGGCGGCGGAGTTCAGCAAGTTGCTGAAATGGTTGCTGGAAGTGTATCTCCCAGTGGCGCAGCTAAAGCAGTTATTTTGCCCGCTGCTGCAATCCTCAGAGATTTTAAAACTTACAATAAGATCAACAAAGCGCTGCCTCAGTATACTGCAGCCGATCCAGTTGTTGCCGCAGATATTTTCAAGCGCACCGGCGTATGGCGGGATCCCATCGACTTTGAATTGAAAGCAGTACTGCCTGACACTGACGCAAAAATCAAGCCAAAAGTGCTGGAGCGCGAGGAGGCTCATACATCTTGGTCGATGGAAAGCCGTCCTGAACAGCGTGTAAATATTCAAGGCAGCATATTTACAAAACCAGTACCGCTACAAGATGTACTGGATCATCCAGAACTATTCAAGGCTTTTCCAGAGCTTGCTGACACCAAAGTTACGCGCGGGTTTTTGACTGGACATGATGAGGCAGCATACAATCCTCATTTTGATAATATCTTTATGGGATCCAGCAGCGGGGAACAAAAATGGCTGTCTAATTTACTGCATGAAGTGCAACATGCAATTCAACACAAGTCTGCATTTGCTAGTGGCGGCAATCCTGAAATGTTTTTTGACAACAAGAAAAGATTTGATGCTGCAAGAGATGCAGCTCGCGCGGCAGTGAATGATCGATTTAAAGACTTTGAGCACCTTGCCAATGCGCAAGGTTTCAAAAACTTTAGTCGTTACTACATACCCAAAAAAGTTGAAGCAGCTCTTGCCAATACTCCAGAGTATAAGGCATTCAGAGCTGCTGAGGCAGATGATGCCAAAATGCTTGCAGTTTCTCAAGAACCCTTTGGACTGTATCAACGTCTCAGCGGTGAGAATGAGGCACGAATGGTATCTGAAATGCTTCAGCAAGGCAGATATGATTTGTCTCCTCAAGATTTTACGAAATTTGTGGAGGCTCGGCGTGCTGCCGGTTGGAGCACTGAAAACTTGTTTCCAGTCAGTGAGCTGACATACAATCCACAGAGGTATATTGATCTTGAACAGCCAATTGCTGACTTGATCAATAAGCTCCTGGCAAACCCCAAACCCTAACCAAAAACTCATTATGTCTGCAGCAACTCCTCTCATCATCCCTGACAAGTCTCAGGAAGCCATCATTCAATTCCATCGTCAGTGCTATTCCATGCTGAATCAGCAGTGGAATGTGCGCGAGCAGATGAGACAAATTGATCTGGCCTACATTCGAGAGAATGATTGGACAGTGGAAAACCAGCGTGCCAAGCTGGCCAACAAGTATGGAGATTCTACGAAATACAGGAATGTTACAGTTCCTGTCGTGATGCCGCAAGTGGAATCTGCTGTCACTTATCAAGCATCTGTGTTTTTGACTGGTACGCCGCTTTTTGGTTGGGTGGCACCTCCGGAATCTCAAGACGCCGCTTTGCAGTACCAAGCCATTATTGAGGAGAACTCGATTCGTGGCGGCTGGGTGCAGCAGTTCATGATGTTTTTCCGGGATGCATTCAAGTACAACATCAGTATGATTGAATGCACGTGGGACAGGCAAGTCACTGCAGCAATTGAAACCGATCTTGGATTTGTCGGCGGCAATGAGGGCAGGCCGAAAGAAGTTATTTGGAACGGCAACGTCATTCGTCGCTGGGATCCGTACAATACGTTCTGGGATTCTCGGTATCGTCCCACTCATGTGTACAAAGATGGTGAGTTTGTTGGGCATACCAGACTCATGTCTCGTGTCCACCTGAAAAAATTCATCAATGAATTGCCTGATAAGATGGTTGCCAACATCAAGGCAGCTTTTGAATCTGGCATGGGCAGTGCCTCCATGGGAACTGGAGGTATTGAATCCTATTACATTCCGCAAATCAATCCGGATGCGTTGATTCAAAAAGATCCCAAGAGGTCTACGGATTGGATGAGTTGGGCTGGAATGCTGGAGCGTCCGTCTGGCGAAATCATCTATAAAAATCTGTACGAAGTCACCATCATGTACGCGCGGATCATTCCGCAAGATTTTCGTCTGCGCGTGCCGTCGGCCAATACTCCGCAAATCTGGAAGTTCATCATTGTGAACCACCAGGTTCTCATCTATGCGGAACGTCAGACAAATGCACACAATTATCTTCCTGTGCTGTTTGGTCAGCCAAATGAAGATGGACTTGGATATCAAACCAAGTCGTTTGCAGCCAACGCAAAGCCGTTCCAAGATATTGCATCGGCACTTGTGAACTCTGCAATTGCTGCCCGTCGCCGTGCCATTTCTGATCGCGGCATTTATGATCCGTCTCGCATCTCTGAAGCGCACATCAATTCGGATTCTCCTACCGCTAAAATTCCTTTGCGGCCTGCTGGTTATGGAAAGCCTGCAGGAGATGCATACTTTCCGATTCCTTTCCGAGATGACCAGTCTGCAGTTGCCTTCCAGGAACTTCCCCAATTCCTGCAAATGGCCAATCAGTTGAACGGTCAGAATCAGGCAAAACAAGGTCAGTTTGTCAAAGGCAACAAGACTCTGCGAGAGTACGAATCTGTGATGGCCAATGCAAATGGTCGAGACCAGATGACGGCCATGTTGCTTGAGGCGCAGGTATTCACTCCAGTCAAAGAAATTCTCAAGATCAACACTCTGCAATTCCAGTCGTCGGCAGAGATTTTTTCTTCAGCTCAGCAGAGTGTCGTTCGCATTGATCCCATTCAACTGCGCAAATCTTTTTCCACCTACAAAATTACTGACGGCCTTACGCCGACGGAAAAAGTTATTTCTGCCGATGAATTTGCCGTCGCCCTGCAAACGATTGCATCCTCTCCTGCAATCTCTGGCGGATACAACATTGCTCCGATGTTTTCATATCTTATGAAAACTCGCAATGTGGATCTCAAGCCGTTTGAAAAATCTTCACAGCAGCAAGCGTACGAGCAAGCACTGGCAGTGTGGCAGCAGACTGTGCAAGAACTTGCCAAGCAACTTGGTGAAAACTTCTCTCCTGACAAGCTTCCTCCTCAACCGACTCCGGAGCAGTATGGTTATACTCCTGGAGCACCTGCCGCTCAACAAGGTCAACAACCCGGCGCCGTAAACATTGGAGGAATGCAAAATGGCTAACATTGCTGTAGGAACTTTTACTCATTGGAATCTTTCAAAACAGGAGGTGTTGCAAGGATCCATACTTAACCAATCACAGAAACAACTTCTTCAAAACGAACTCGCCACAATTGGCGAGCAGATCGTTAACCTCGAGTACGATCCAGACAAGCCACTGGACTTTGTACAGAACGATGCGCATTTGAAAGGTCAAATGGCGGTCATTCGTTATATGTTGTTGCGCTCGGATGAGTCGGAACAGCAGCTTCAAAACTTGGCTAACTCCCTCGACTCATAACCCCTAGGAAACAATCATGTCGATCTTTGAAAAACTGTTTGGTGCAACTCCTGCTCCTACGCCTCCGCAAAATCTTCCTCCTTCTGGTGCGCCAAACCCTGGCGCTCCTATGCCTGGAACTTCTGCAACGTCTGGAACGGCTCCAAATGGTGTAGTTCCGTCTCCTTCTTCTGCACCTGCGCCTGGAAATTCTCCTGCGCCTGCGCCTGCGACCCCACTCGATGGCTTTAAGGATCTTTGGCAAACTCCTACAAATCCTGATCCGACCGAAAACCAGCCCATTTTTGCGAACGTCGATCCGCAGAAATTGATGGAATCGGCCCGGAAGGTAGATTTTACAAAAGCCATCACCCCTGAGAACCTGCAAAAGATTCAATCGGGTGGACAGGAAGCTGTAGCGGCTTTTGCAGAATCAATGAACTCTGTCGCACAAACTGTGTTTGCACAGTCTGCGCTTGCCACTACCAAAATTGTGGAACAGGCCATGACCAAACAACAGGAACAGTTCGACGCGCGTCTTCCCACCATGGTTAAGAAATTCTCTGCAAACGAGAATCTTCTGGCCAGCAATCCCCTCCTATCCAATCCCGCCATTCAGCCGCTTGTTGGCGCTCTGCAAGAGCAATTGGTTCGCAAGAATCCGAATGCTTCTGCAGCTGAGATTCAACAACAAGTGAATGAATACTTTGCCGCACTTGGAAACACCTTTGCACCGAAACCTGCTCCGGTTTCGAACTCAGGAAGGTCCAAGGACAGCGAAGATTGGGAGAAATTTTTGGTCGGTTAAATCTTCTTCCTTCAAGGAGTGATCCATGGCTCTTGTATTTCGTCAAGTGAACGACGTTCAGGGAGGTGTGCGAACCGCGCTTCCTGGCGATCTGGTTATTACCAATGAATCTGTTCCGGCTGCCAATACTGCTACTGCAGTTACGGTTACCGGCGCAATTCTGGCAAACGGCATTATCCTGGCGGCTCCTACGGCTGCTGCAACGTACACGTTGGATACTGCCGCAAACATCGTCGCTGCACTGTCGCCGTTCTTTTCGTACAACCCGAATGCGCAAGTTCCTGCGGGAAGTCTTGTGTATGCGAGTTTGCCGCCAAACACGTCTTTCCGTGTGACGCTGGTGGTTTCGACGGCATTTGCAGTTACGGTTACGTCGACTGCAAACACGGGTGTCACTGTCAACCGGGGCACTATTGCTGCCAGCTCTTCGAAAGATTGCCTGGTTACCATTCGCAATGGTACGCCTGCGCAAACTTTCTCGGGCAATACGACGAACGCTTCGGCTGTTGTTTCTGGTTTCACGACTGAGCAACTGTCAAGGCTTTCTGTTGGCATGATTGTTACCAACGCCGTTGCCAACCTGCAAGGTCAGACGATCATCGGTATCAATCAGAATGCTGGCACTGTGACGATGTCTGCAGCCGCGAACGCTACTGCTGTGGGTTCGTCGATTTCCTTCTCGCCTGTTGTCATCTTTGACGTTCTGTAATTCTCACTGAAAAGGAATCAGACAAATGTCTACCGGTATCTTTACCTCCGGCCAGCTTACCCAAGACCTTGCAAAGAAGTCATTTGCTGCGATGATCACTCGGCTCATGCCGAATGGTACTGCGCCGCTGTTTGGAATGACTTCGATGCTTCCTTCGGACACGGCTGTGCAAGTGGAGCACGGTTTTTTCACGAAAACCATGCTTTTCCCGCAACTGACGCTTTCGGCGGCTGCTGCTGCTGGTGATCTGACGCTTTCGGTCACTTCGACTGCAAACGTTCTGCCTGGCATGATTATGCGGGCTGACAGCACTGGCGAAAACATCATCATCAACTCTGTGCTTTCTGGCACTTCTGTGCAAGTTACGCGCGGTGTTGGTACTGTTGCAGCCGGTTCCATCTCCAGCGCGGTCAACCTTTTCCAGGTTGGCAATGCATTCGAAGAAGGTTCCGTTCGTCCGCAATCGCTCATCATCAATCCCGTTCGTATCACGAACCTGACGCAAATCTTCCGCAATACGTGGGCGATTTCGGACACGATTCGTGCCACGATGATGATTGCTGGCGAAACGAACGTTGCGGAGTCTCGTCAAGATTGCGCTGCATTCCACGCTGCTGACATGGAGAAGGCGCTGTTCTTCGGCCAAAAGTCGCAAGGTACGCGAAATGGTCAACCTTTCCGCACGATGGATGGTTTGATCAACATCGTCAGCAATCTTTCGTACTATCCCAGCTATTACACGGCTGCAAACGTGAATACGGCTGGTGGCACGACGAACTACACGCAGCTTGAAGGTTTCCTGGATCCGTGCTTCAACCAAGCCACTGATCCCAAGGTTGCCAACGAGCGTGTTCTTTTCGTCGGCGGTACTGCCAAGCGAGTGATCAACAACATTGGTCGCCTGAATGGTACGTACTACATTGTGGACGGTCAAACCAATTACGGTCTGCAATTCAGCACGTTCAAGACGGCTCGTGGAACTTTCCGCATGATCGAGCATCCGCTTCTGAACTCCAATACTTCTTGGAGCCGGATGGCGATTGCTGTCGATCTTTCGACTTTCCGTGTTGCTTACCTTGGCGATCGCAAGACGCAAAACAAGGAATTCAACATGCCGGATGCGGAAGAAGCAACCGACAATGGCATTGATGCTGTGGGCGGAACTCTTACGACGGAAATGACCGCTGTCATCAAGAATCCTCCGGCCAATGCCATCGTGTTTAACCTGACGGCTGCTGCTGCGGGCTAATTCCTAGTCTCCTCCTAGGGACTGAGTTGGTGGTCTCAGTATAATCAAAACCACCAATAACTTCCCCTAGGAAAGGAAATCACCATGACGATGCTTCGAGTTTTCAAGTCCACCATTCCCTCTATCAACTACATTTTCAAGAACGGAAAACCTGCTATTTTTCAGCAGGGTGCGTTCCGTACAAATGTGGAGTGGGAAGTCAAAGAGCTGGAACAAGAAATTGCTGCCGGCCACCCGCACATTTACATCGATGACAAAGAGCGGGAAATCGATTCGGAAATGGTGGATCCGATGAATGCACTTCGTTCGAGGATCATTGAAGAGTTTTTGGCATCCCAAAA